CGTTACAGGTCGTAATGGGAAATGTGAGGCTTGTAATAAATGAGTCTATTAAATAGTTTAATTGGCCCCGCTACACAAATACTTGATAAGTTTGTAGAGGATAAAGATCAGAAAGCTAAGTTGGCACATGAGTTGGCAACGATGGCTGATAGATTAGCTCATGAACAACAACTCGCACAAATCGCAGTTAATAAAGAAGAAGCAGCTTCTGGAAGCATTTTTAAAGGTGGCTGGCGTCCTTTCGTTGGTTGGGTCTGTGGGATTGCTTTTTGCTATCACTTTATTATTCAGCCTGTTATTATTTTTATAGTTGCATTGACGGGTATAACTATACCTGATTTGCCAAGTTTTAACATGAATACACTTCTTACTGTTCTCGGAGGACTTTTGGGTATAGGAGGATTACGGACGTATGAAAAGCAGAAAGGGTTAACAAAATGAGTTTTAAATTAAGTCAAAGATCTTTAGATAAATTAGAGGGTGTACATCCAGATATGGTAAAGTGTGTTACCTCTGCCATAGAGTGGTCTAAGGTGGATTTTGGTGTGATTTGCGGCCTCCGTACGGAAGCAGAACAAAAAGAACTTGTTGCCAAAGGTGCAAGCCAAACGATGCGATCAAAACACCTTGAAGGTTTGGCCGTCGATCTCATGGCCTATGTTGGTTCGAGGGCATCATGGGAGTTGAATCTTTATGATGATATCGCTGATGCGATGGC